TGCATATTCTAAAAGATTTGGTGTCGTAGCTACCGCCCCAGTCGCAACTTGCGTTACCACAGTGCGGGTTGGCTTAAACTCTCTTTTTGGATCTTCTGCGTCGTACCACTTCTGTTGGAATTTAAAGCGTAAAGCTCCTCTCCAAAAACGATAGCAAGGTGAGAAAATTGAAATCGCACCCGCTGTCACATACTTATCGGAACGCAAAAATTGCGCTGCTGGTATGATCTGCACTATTGGTATTTTGCCGTTACGTTGGTCATCGGCAAGATTATAAGTGGCTAGAACATTAGCTGCTACAGTATAACGTTTCATTAAGTCTTTAAGTGATGGAAAGGTCTCAGAAAAGTGTGGTGTTTTCTCTGAGTGGTTCATAGCTTTCGCTTTACCAAGATAGACTGTACTTGGATCAGTTGCTTGAGCCTGACCTTCATTGAGCGGTATCACACGCTCCATTTGAGGTCTGACATCTCTGACGGCTGGTGGTGTGCCTGCGAATGGAAAAATTTGTGAATTATTTATGGTAAATGAATTCACTTCATAATCGTCGTCCGCTGCTATCAACAGGTTTACATCAACATTATTGGCTATTTGTGGTTGGGAAGTTAAAGGTGTAAGAACACTCAAAACAATCCAACCAGTGAATGCTTCATAACTTGCATATTCATTTCTCTGGATACCATTAAAAATTGGTTTCCATTCAGTTGGTGAATAAAAAGGAATGTGCGCATCTACTTCCAATTTGGAATCTTTCACATCAATAATAACGCTGTAAACCGAAGTAGCAGTGACCGAATCAATGATTCCTCCCACTCCTGGTAAAACACCTCCTTGTATTCCCGGAAAGTATGATAACTGTAATCTTCCAGTGTTGAATGCTGAAACAGCACCCTGCACCGTAAGTTTAAGACCTCCTCTCCAGTAATTAAACATCATTGAAGCATAACTCAAAGCCGTTATGATGCGAGTAGCACCAAAGGCTAAAGGTTGCATCTCAAACAAAGGACCCACTTGATGGGTGGCAAGAACTTTACCCTCAGGATCGGTTGTAGCCCAATTCACTATTGCATATCTCGATGGTCTCTTAAGTATATATCTAAGCTCCATTTCGTCTTGATGTGTTGAAAATGTATTTTCGTCAGACAAATTAAGTTTACTCGGATACAAAGAGAGTCGCGGTATATGTTCAATATTGATAGCATGCGGCAAAAACTGTGCAGATTTTGCTACAAGCAAATTTGGGTTAGTTCCATCTGAAGGTTTGTCCAAACCTCCCAATACTCCGTCTAATAGATCAGAAATCATATTTTCAGGTAGTATCTTCTCCACTATCTTGTCCATTCCTCCAAAAACTTCTTGCGAAGCAATCTTTCCTACTTTTCCTCCTAACTGTTTTCCCAATTTCTCCATCTGAGGTCTAACCTCTCGCATTTCCTCAGAACTAGTTATTATTGGTGGCAATAGCAAACTCTTGTAAGGAATCATAAATTCGGCGCCTTTCATTGAGTACCATATTTGTCCTGTAAGGGACGGTGTGGTACCTACGGCAACCTTCAATTGATTCCAAACAGCAATCGCTAAACTACTTGTCGACCTAGGTATGTAAGCCGACGACATATTAATCCAATTCTGTGGATACGTAAAAGGCAGATGTAATTCTACTACATCACTAGTTGTTGCATTTATTATATTATGTTGTAACTGTGTTGCATTATTAATTCTATCTGGTCCTAGATAACGTTGTGATAAAACTGCTGGTTTGGTGTAGGGTACTGAAAAAGCTATTAATTGTCCTTGATAAAACTTCTGTCCGTTGAGCTGAATTTTGATAACCAACTCTTCCCAACGAATATAAGTAAATCTTTGGAATGGCACTTGAGCTATTTCAGAAACAATTGCCTGTAAAGGCAATTGCAAAGTAACCAGTGGTGTGCCTACCACTTGTGTTGTGTTCCATGAGAAAGAACCTGCATAGTTCCATCTCTGTAACATTTCTTGCAAGTCCCATTTTGGTTCATTAATGGAACTATGGGCAGGGCTAATGTTAGTAACGGCCTTGCCATCGTTATGGTGTGAAGATATTGGTTGTGTCATCTCAGTTATGGTCACACCTGACATGTTTGTTGTACTAGCATGTTCTGCCATAAGCTGATCTGTGTTTGCGTTGTTGTTTGATTCATTCATTCTGATTGTGCACAGTTCGTACGATGCGATATTGTTCTGCATCGTGCGTAACCATGTGACTCGCTGAACTAAGCATGAAGCCTCGTCCTTTACGGTATTTCAAGTCAAGAGATGTCCAAGTCGGTATAACAATGTGCAAATTCTCTGTATAACATTTCTCTTGCAATTTCTTACATGTCCTGTTATACTCGTCCGGTCCATAAAAATATAAGAATTGCGTGGAAGCAGTAACAATCTGCTGCACGCAACCTTCAACATCTTCAAAATCGGACTCTTTGTACCAATATAACATTTCTCGAATAACATCTCGCTCAAGTTGAGCGACCATCTTACCATTAAGATAAGCTTCATGTTTTTCAAAAATTGACATTGGTACAACGGTTTATAATCGCTCTGTACGCCCAATTCCTTGGTCGCATTCGTCACGCTCAAACCCATTTCACGTGTTGCTTGAACAATAGTGTTAATATTGTACCAGGGGCAACTCTCATGAACAGACACGACTGCATCATCACCATACGTCTTCAATCTGACAAATTCCAGAAAGGCCTCCTTATTGGCTTTGTCAGGACAAAAACGTCTAGCTAGATACATCCACGTCAAAAAAAAATACAAAAAGTTTATCACGCTATTTCGATTAGCGGTATCGAAAACCCCTGAGGGTTCTCCCGTATGTACTTCGTAACAAACTGTGTAATATTTTCCTGTCCGTCTATCGTATATGCTCATTAAGCAAGGGGTATGAATTATCTCGTCATTTAGCACTCTCCGTGCAACATCATCTTCTGTCTCTTCCTCCACTTCCTTGAATTCATTGTAGTACCAATTGGCAACTTCAACGTATGCTTCATGGAATTCGGGGTCAACAGTGCCATCGAACAAATTAATGTCTACGTCTAGCGCATTCTTTGTTCCTACTTCCGCTAAATAACGAAACATTTCATCCCACTCATCGCTATATGGGTTCGTGCCTACAGCACTGAATATTCGCGACCTAAGTTGATTAAGAAAAGCATTAAAGCCAGTAAAAAATTTCCTACCAGCCATAAGAAAATCTAAAGGCGCGTTTGTAAAAACGCGCGTTTTTGGTGTAGTGATTTTCTTATTCTTAACTCTCTCATCTTTAGCCGTGTCTACCCAGTACGACTCTATCTTTCTTCCTTTACGTGCCTCTGCAACTCTTTTTTCAAAGCGTTCACGCAACAATTCATTCGCAATAACTTTGGCTCCTGGTTCCCCAGAAAACAACTGTTTTCGCGTAAGGTTTTTCTTTTTATAAGGGTGACCTGCCGAGGTAGACATGTCCAACCCTTGTATAAATGGTAATCTAGGATCACCATTTATATTGATATGATCTGGTAACACGCGCGTTTCAACTGGATGTATACGTGCGCGGGCTTCCATAATCATATCCTTCAAAGCTCCTATTCCTTCTCGAATATCTTCACGATTAAATTCTGGTAACTGCCTTGCATATTTCTTGACGCCATTCAATATCGGGTCGAAAGGTTTCCCTTCCAAACGCGGATCACGTGGCGACAGAATTGCTGGTTGTGTCATAGCAGGTCCATCATACTCATAAAGAGGTGACTTACGGATAGAAGTTTTGGTGACATTTCGCACTCCTTCGCAGGTGCGCGCTATGCCCTTCACTGTCCATTGCATATTAGCCGTTGCTTCACGCACGAAATCATCTGGTTCTTCAAGTTGTATTGCTTCTTCTATTGGGGGTTGCACTTGTACTTTGTACATAGCAAGTGCATCTTTAACTAGTTCCTGCGTCAGGAACATTCCATGCCCCATGTTCTCTCCTGAAGCTGCAAAATGAATACCCATTATAGTTCGTGGTAAAGCTCCGCCTGATGAATAAAACAGTGGTGCTCCGCAATCTCCTTCGTGTAGAATTCCCGTATATGTCAAATAATCTTTGACACAATAGAGTTTTCCACCTTCAGTAAATCGCGTAGGTTTCTTGTCTGCGTAGAATGGCATCATTTTCGTCTCTCTCTGTCCATCTCTACTCAACAAGAGCGTGAGATACCCTTTGTTGAGGGCACTAAGATCATCTTCCTTAATTATTCTATTAACAATTGATTTACATGGGGGAACTCGTCCTTCTAGCTCGTAAAAAGCCAGGTCGTTGTGGACGGTCATTCCCGGATGAGAAATCACAGTTGCTTCTTGTAGAA